ATCAGCCAAAGCGTTTACTGTTTCCGTTCCAATGTTTGTAAAGCCTGTGAACTTTACTCTTTTAAGGTTTGTTATTGTTTCAATATCAACTTCAGTAAGAGTTTTAAATCTTTCTGGTATTGGTAGCACTTTCATATTCTCTACGATCTGTTTTGCAACTTTATCGTATTCTCTAACAGTACCATCAGCCCATAGAGTGTAGTGTTTATCAATGGCTTGTCTTAGCTTTGGTCTAATCTCAACAGCTAATCGTGCTTCAAACAACTTACCTTGTCTAGTTGGTAGTTCATTTGCTATTTGAACAACATCTCTTTCTAGGTTTTCAAGAGCTATATTTAATCTATTCGTATGTCTAAGTTCTATATCATCTACAAGGTTTTCTCTCAACTGTGCTAAATCTTCTATCTTATCAGCCATTATCTTCTTTTGCCTTGTCCTCTGTATTTTTTATATGATCTTCTTTTAGATTTATTCATAGTAGACTTTATAGGGTTTCTACCTTGTGAAGTTCCCTTCTCAGTCTTTATGTGGCTCGTGTAATTCTTTATCTTCCGCATTTCTTTTCCAAAATTCGTCTAATGCGTTATGTTCGCAGTTAGAACATTTACATATAGCACATTGTCCATTGTTTCCACAATGACACTCGTGTTCGCAGTTTTTACATTGCATAGCTCCCCCTATTCAACGATTTTAATAATACGCTTTCTTCCCATATCTACTTCAGTCTCAGCTTCAACGATATCGCAACTCATAGTCACTCCATCTTGATTTTCTCCAATAGATCGTATAGCTACACGCTTATCCATAAGGCATTGACCAATATCTTCTTTGAATGAGTGTTCAACAAGTTTATTATTAAGCATAAGACATAAAGCAACAACTGTTTCTATCATTAGTGAGTTCCATTTCCTCTTAACTTATCTACTAATGTTTCTAAATCTATTATACGTTCTTCTAAGAACTGTACTTGTAAATCTAATGCAGTAATACGAGGAAGTTCATCTTCAACGTTGTCTTTAATCTTTTCTTGATTACTTGATAAAAACTCCAACAACATAAACTGTTCCTGGTCAATAGGCTTTTGAGTAGATGCTTCAAGTAAATCTTGATTCATTAACTGCAATTCAGTCTCTATAATGTTTAATCTTTCAATAACACCAAATCCAAACCAAGCACCAGAAACAGCAAAAAATAATATCATAGCCATATTACGAATTGGCATAGATAGAGTAGTATCTTCCGATATTTTCATTATTCTTCTTCTGCTACTTCAGCTTGCGTTTGTGCTGTTTCAAATACTCCTACTTCTGACTGTGCTGTGATTTCGTCATTGATCGTTTTAATAATATCATCATCATCAACAACTGCTTTTGCAATTTGTTTGTCAATCTCTTTTTGGAATGTGCTTGATCTAACACCACTAGCTTTTGCAAGTTGTAGATATTGTAGATCAGAAGCATAATCTCTAAGATTAAATGTGTCTGGGTAAAAAATTTCACCATCAAATACCTTATTCTGCCACATTCCCCAGATAGTCCATATTTGTTCTTCAGCGTTCTCTAATAAGTCAGCTTTCTCAGATAATGCACTATTTAAGTTTTCAAATTCTGTTTGCAAAGCAATACCAGATTGAACTTGAGTTTTAGTGTGTCTAACACCAGACATATGTGTAGCTCTATCAATCATCTCTACTTTTTGCTCAATAGACGCTCTAATCTCAGATAAGTTAGCACCAGATGGCTGTAATAGATAAGGTTTCAATCCTGTATCTAAATCATCTGGCATTGAGATAACAGATCCAGCTCCAGCACTTGCCTCAACACCTTGCGTTTTAACTAGGCTTGGGTGGTTCGATAATCTTATCAACTGTTCCATTTCAGAAAGTTCGTTGTAGATAGAGCGTTGCAATAATGCAACATCTGTCAAATCAGATATACCAATACCCTTTTTAGGTGATCTTTTGTTATACAAACAAACTGCTGGGATCATTCCCAATGCATTAGGTTTAGTATCTACTACTTTAGGATCTCCACTTTCACTATCCATAAAGACATAGTTAATTTCTTCTGGTGTCCATATTCTAAAATATGTTCCGTCTTTTGTAACTTCTTCCCTTACCTTAATATAATCTAAATAATACTTACCAGACTTAGCTCTTGAGTAGTGCCAGTCATAAACATTATCTGGCGTAATCATATTCAGATATGGTCTAATATTCTGTCCTAATTCTTCTGCTCTTGTTTGTGCGTTACTCTCTGGCTTATCTACAAATATCCATATGTTCCCATATACAGCAGAATAAGTCTGTGCGTTCTTCATAAAAGCATTAAAGTTTTGACCTTCAAGGTCAGTATCTTTTAAGAATGGTTCTAATGCTGGATCATTAGCCAAAGCACCATACTCTCTTGTTGGTGGTACTCTAAATAAAAAACTAGAATAAATAGATATTATATTTCTTGAGTGGTTATCTATTGGTGTGAAGTTGATACGATTATCATACTCCATATCCAACTCTAATTGGTATTCATTCAAGTATTTACCAGCTTTATATTCGTCTCCACCTAAATATGATCTTAGGTAGAACTCCCATCTGTTAATCATTAAGTCAAAGTCTGGGTGAGTAACTTCGACAAACTCTCTATCCCTTAGAACTGAATCCATTGGATAAGGATATTCATTCGCAAAATATTGTACCATTATTTAACACTCCATCTAGTAGGTAATTCTTTGTTATATTGTTTTCTTATAGGGAACAAATAATCTACCGCATAGCCTATCGCATCGTTCATATGGTCAAATCCGCTATCCTTATCTGGTTGCGTTGTCCCCTCTTTATAAAGGTGTCTTTCCAATCCTCTAATAATGTTTTTACACTTTGGATCTATAAACATCATTCTTTGATCGTTTGTATTCTTTAATCGTGAATTAACAGCGTTAATCCTGTCCCTTACTTGAGGGTGAACATTCTTAACTCTTACTGCTAATCCAGCGTTTTGTAATATGTTTAAATCAGTCTTTCCACCAGCAGAAGTCTTACGTTGTCTGCAAGCTGGATCTGGATAGACTATTATCTGTCGGTTAGGATATCTTGTTTTGATTTCTTTAACCAACTCGTCTGTGTTTGATGAATAGATAACTATCTCATCAATAAAATTAATTACGTTGTTTTTAAGCTGAAATACTGCCGCACTCATTGGATCAATGTTAAAATCCATTCCAATATGAATAGCAGACTCATCAATCTTTAATCTCTTTACGTTCTGCTCTCTATCAAAGTTATAATAGATAGCTCCAGCGTATGTTTCAAATGTTGCTTCATACTCTTGTCTGAATGTCCGTTCATCAAGATCAGACTTAGCGGCTTCAATCTCATCTGGCTCTACTTGTCCGCCTTCAAGTGTTGTAAACTGCCAAGACTTCCAATCCTTATCTTCTTTGCCCTTCATATAAAGGTCATAAGCCCAGTTGCCATAACCTCTAGGCGTTCCACACATAAATACTGAGCCTTTTGTGTCTGATAAGGTTGCTCTCAATACACTAAACCAAGCATCACTCGGTATATCTGCAAATTCGTCTAATACAAGAAAGTTTAATCCAACACCTCTTAATGTATCGGCTGATCTATCTGCACCTCTCAATGATATCTCTGAGTTATTGTGTAGCCTTATCGTTAAATCAGTCTCATTGATGTAATTGACTAAATCATTTTCTATTGCGATCTCTTTGAGCTTTTGCCAGCAAATTTGCTTAGCCTGTCTATATGTTGGTGCTACATACCAGACTTTTTGTTTAGGTTTTTTACAGGCAAAGTTTAATAACTCTCCAATAGCGATAAAAGTCTTGCCAAATCTTCTCCCTGTTATTAATACTCTATTACGAGCTTGGGATTCGATTACTTGTTTCTGAGGAACTGTTAAGGGCATTAATTTTAATTCTTATGTTTACTTTTCTTCCAGCGTAATCACTATTAAATATAAATTCTTTTTCCTCAGATGGTTTTAAACCATTAACTGTTTGATTAAGCCACTGCATAATCTTACTGGTATCATTCACAATTTAAATCCCTTTTTCCAAGCCTGTAAACTCCAATAAGCGGCTGATAAATTCTTTTGTCCTTTGACTCTTTTTAGCACGCCACCCATTCTAGCGTCAAATGATCTTTTTCTAGCTGGAATGTTCTTTTTGATACTCATTTCTTTAGAGCCAAAATTAACCTTCTTTACATTCCCTGTTGCCTTATCTCTTACAAAGACTTTAAACTTCTTAACATCACCACGCATTGGTTTGTTTAATTTAACTTCTCTACCTCTATACTTAGCCATATGTAAAGTTTATAACCTTCTCATTATTTTCATTGATTGTCATATCTTTTTTAGCCCATCTATCTGGGAATCTTCTCTCCAATACCCACGCTTTAGATTGCCAAGATTTATCTTTCATT